AACTGGATACCCGAACGGCTTAACGCGCTCAGGTTTGCAATCGGATCGTTGAGCGCTTTACCCAATTGAATGGATGCGCTTTTTAGATCGCCATCTAATCGCGTGGCAAGATCCAAAGCAACCGACTGCGTGCGTGCAAACTGATCGCCGGCAATGTTGGTAAACGTCAGCAGCTGCGAAGTTGCATCCTTTAATATTTCTTCATCCCCGAATATGGTTTTGGTTTGCAGGTCGCTGGCCATCTGCTGCAACTGCTTCGAAGTATATCCAACGGTTGAACCGGTGGACTTCAAACCCGCCTCAACCTGTGCAATGGCTTTAGCCTGCTGGTCGAATGCTTTCACCGCTGTAAAGCCTAGCGCCGCAATCGGTGCTGTTAGCCCCATGGTCATGGACTTGCCGAGCTTCTTGGTGTTCATACCAAAGCGCTGCATCTTTTTCATAGATGAGCCAAGCGCCTTATCAAATTGCTTTGTTTGCGCTCCTATGGTTACGATTAAATCGTTCAGCTTTGCCATTGATCTCTTTCTAAAATTCGTTGCCTGAGTTCTTCCTTGTTAAGCTTACCGGCCTTGGCCTTTGGTTTCTCCCATGGGAATTGCATCAGGTCCTTAGGCTGCAATTTACGCCCTTTTTTTAGGTGGGGCTGCATGATCATAGAACCGAGCCACCGCGTGCGCTCCCACTCCATCCGCTCACGTATCTCTTCGCTCTCTCGGTTCGCGTCTAGTGCTAGGCTTACCTCGCCGAATGTCATTGACCAAAACGCAGAAGGGGACAGGCGCAGTATGCCCATCCCCATCCGTATAATATCCGGCCAGCCAATTGGCTTGTCTGTGCCGTCTATGCTTTTTTTTCGCTGCTATATTCGCCGAGTGCGTCAAAGCATTGGGTGACGTGTTCCAGCGTTATGTGATCTTCGAACGTCATCAGGTCCATATCGAAGTCCTGACCTTCAAAGCTGCATCCACATTCAACGCCGACAAAGCAAAGGAATGCGCAAGCGTCTGCACTTAGCTTCGACGGATCGGATAGGCTGAACACATTGACTTTTGTTTTACGCTCAAACTTCTTCAGCGCCTTCATGCTGTACCGCACTGGGTACTCTGTGCCGTTTACTTCAATCATTCAGCTGTCTGTGTAATTGCGCCAGTCAATTCGAAAGTAGCTGAATAGGTTGCTGTATCTTCTGTGCCACCTGACTGCTCAAGGCTGGTGATAAATCCGCTGGCGCTATAATTAAAGTCTGCGCCTACAACTGGATTGGCTTTTGCAAACTTCAAAGTCAAAGCTGTGCGATTGTCCAAGGCTGTAAACAAGTCGGAAACGTCATCATTCGAAGCGTCGTTGTAATCAATCAAACCGCTCACGCTCATTGATCCTGATTTTACACCGCCGAGCAACTCACGGAATCCCGCGCTGTCCTTTGTGGTGATGTCGATCGTTTCCATGTTTAGGGAAAGCGAGCAATCTGTTGCCGCTGCGATCAGCGTGCCGCCGATATATACACCCAATTCTGTACCGTTAAAAATGGCCATTTTATTCTTCTATTAATTCGTTATTATCTGAGTCCGTTTTTTTCTTTGGGGCGTCGAGGTATCCCTTTGCTTTGAGTTCTGCGGCAAAGTCAGAAGTAACCGACGGCGTTGCGCCTTTCTTCCAGTTCTTACCACGTAGCTTGCACGCCTTTTGAATTGTGACCTTCATGGCTGCAAGTTAATCAATTTCAGGTTGATCAGGAAACCATCCGTTATCCTCCATATATTCCTGCGTGCGTATCGTTGTATCGCTCGGTACGATATGCCCAAACGGGAACTTCTGATTCACTTGCACGTAACTGCTAAGGGAATAACGCTCATCATTCGAAAGCTCAGGAAAGCACGCAACAAGGCGTTCCAGCGTTGCCGCTGGGTGTACGTTTATAAGATACTCGGTGTCCACTTGCAAAGCGTTCTGTACTCCGTCAGGGTGTACCACGATACCGAACACGGCTGAATCTACTTCCCACTCTGCTTGTATGAGAACGGGTCGAGAGATGTTGTACAGCTCGCGGGTAATTTGCTTTGCCCGTGCTTCGCTTGTCTGCGTGTCCGTTGGTAGGACTATGATATATCCGTTCATATTGTTATCTCGTAGAAAGTTGCAATGTTGGATTCGATGTCGGTGCGGGTGGAGGATTGATTGCTTTGATAGGTTATAACTTCTTGTATGTAACCTTGAATACGTCCACTGTTTGTACCCCCTGCCGTGCCAATCGCTAAATTGCTTGTTCCTGTTTTTTGGCTGCTTTGGGTTAGCGTTCCATCTACCGTACCGTCAACATATATATTTAAATCTGTACCGTCCAATTCAGCGCTAAACAAATATTGTTGATTTAGCGTTAGCGTGGTTGCGCCTACTGTTGAAATAGCCGTCCCACTTGTGGTAAATCCAATCGTGTGCGCGTTTGCGCCTCCACGGATATTTTGCGCGTACCGACCACCTCCAACTCCGTCCATATTGAACACCCCCCAAAAAGTATTTTGGAATAAAGTAGTCACAGCGAAATCATTTCGAGCAGTGCCGACATTTATTGAAGTATTTGCTGTTACCAAGAGGTCGTTGCTCCCATCAAACTCAACCGCAGGCTTCCCGTTCTCCGTCACCACGCCCGTCGTGCCGTCGTAAATCTTCGGCATATTCGCCGTAGTCGTTTGCACCGCGTCATTTGAGCCTGCTTGGTCGTACCACTTCGATACAAAACCATCGTTTGAACCACAGTGCGCAGCCAGTGCAACCGTATTTAACCCACCGAATACATCGAAGCCGATGTCAGCGTAACTGCTCCCGTTGTAAACCTCTACCGCGCTTCCGCTGTACGAACTCGAGAGCTTACGCAGTGAATACGCGGCCGCCGCACCTGAATACGTGTCGAGCAGTGGCGTGTTTTGGGTGAAGTAGTCGCCTATATTGGATTCGATGGAGGTGCGGACGCTGGATTTGTCGGAGGCATAATAGATAACTTCCTGAACCGTGCCGTCCATATACAAAGACCCGTCCCAATTACCAAGGCCCGTTTTCGTGCTGTCAATTCCAGTTGTGAGCGTTGCCGTTCCAATGTATGAAGAACTTACCCACGCCTCAACCCCGCCTAACGTTGTCCCCGCAATCATTGTAAAAACATTCTGATTCGTATTCAAAGGTGTAGAGATAGCCACCCCGCTACTCGCATAACCGAAATTGATATTTCCGTTGGTGCTATATGGCGCATACCATCTCTTGTTACCTGCGTTGCCACTAAGAGCCAACATCATATTTTGATTTGCCGTGGTTGCAAACTTGCCAACCGTAAACGAAGAAAGCGAACCAATGTCAAGCCCTGACGTGTCAAGAATGTAACCGTCGTTTGTTCCGTCAAACTCAACCGCAAGGCGTCCACCTTCCTTGACAATTGCCCCACCCGTGTAAATGGTCGGCTCGTTTGCAGGTGCTGCCGCGGTCACTGTATTCCCGTTTCCTGATTGGTCAAGCCATTGATACAGCGTGCAAGTCGTGCCTGTGCAGAAGGTTTCTATCGCTGCCTCGTCGATGTTGCCCTCCGAGTCAAATCCGATTGTTGTGGTCGTGCTATCCGATGCCCTGCGGATGACCATGCAGTCCGTTACATTGCCGTTCAGCCGTCGCGTGGAATATGCCGCCTCTGCTCCGCTTCCATACGTTTCATTAAGCAAGCCCGTGAACGCGGGTGCTGCGGTTACTTCCTCCCAGGTTTGCTTGAGGCTTATCGGAACAGTGCCGCCCGTCCGAGCCTTGAGGTATTCCAAAAGAGCGGCTTTCACCGTAGCAAATGAAGCGTCGTCTGCGGGTGCAGGTGTGAACTCAACCCATGTACCTGTATCGGGATCCGCGAACGCTGCCTCTGAATAGTATATCTTCCTTCGGATAATCTTGCCCGCTGTTGGGGTGTCGCTGCTTGCGCTCTCTGCGAGTCCGTCTCCGTCCGCTTTAGCCGTGTAGTAAAGTTCTACCGTATCCGTTGCACCGCTTCGGAATGTCTCCGCGTCCGTTTGAAAGCGATTGTGATACTGGGTATCAATTGCGATGTCCGCCCATTCCGTATCGTAATCCGTGCCGCTTGCCTTCACGAGTGCTTGTCCCGTGGTGCCTCCTGCGATGACTCCTACCTTTGCCGTATTCGCAGCGACTGCGCTATTGGCCGCAACCCGTGCCTCGGTATAATAAAGATTCCCGTTCTCGTCAATGTCTCCCGTATCCAAAACCACAATGCCCGTCTGACC